CGGGAGATGCACTGCGACGTCGCCGTCATCTCCCCACTGACCGTTAAGTCAGCGGTCTCCCGCAGGGGGTGTTATACCTCCCCAGCCCTGCCGATTGTGGCAGGGACCCATCGATGTTTCATCTTGAAGACACCGCGCTTCACAGTGGACGTCGCGTTCTGCGGAAAGCCACCGGTTGGGAACAACGACCGAGATCGCGTCCTCCGGGACCTATCACTAGCGGGTCTTAGCGCCTCGAAAAGCGTTGCAGACTCGCACACCTCGTCTTTACGCCGGACAGGCTTAAAAACGTGTCTTTTTTGGACATAGGTTGACCGGTTACGGTCGTACCTACAGTGTGTGATATATCGGTAACTATAGAAGGTCAGACCTTCACCCTCGATGTTAGTCTTGGGTATTTCAGTTCCCAACATCCGTTCAACGTAGTCGCGTATTGCCTGGGCAGTGCGCCACAAACCTCTCTTGTAGAGGAGATTTGAGGTTTCAACCAGACTTTCAGCAACAGTTGCATCCATCTGGTCACGACAGACAGGGGGTGTGTAACGCAAGTAAACCGGCGTTACATCATAACCCTTGAAGTAGTCACCACCGCAGGATTCCCTAAAGAACCCTGCAGAGAATGATTTCTTCTTATTAACAAGGAGACCGAAGTCCTCAAGTGTCTGTGTGACTATACCTCGTGTTTCTGTGGGAACGATCAGATCATCCCCATAAACATCGATCAAACGCGAGAAGCGCTCAATCGATCGAGAGGTAACGGGCACCGAATAATGGACGTGGAGCGCACGCTGTATAAGTGCGTAAAACGCCATGGCCTCGACGGGAAAACAGTTTGCACTGCCCATCGACGCGAACTTCCTCAGAAAAAAGGAAGTCTTCCCATTATCAAGTGTTGCATGCATGGTCCGCGTGCCCAGAAGATAGGGCAGAATCGGACTACGAGCGAAAACCCGCTCAACAAGAGCCAATGACACTCGGTCACTAGCCTCGCTGAGGTCGAGAGTCGCAAATCTCTTGTTCAGAGATGCATGCTTAGCGCCACGCTTATTCACGGTTTGATCCGTGAAGTGAACCGCCTGTCGAGTCAATCGATGGGTCTCCAGTCTCGCGACCAGGTAGTCCATAACCGACTGCTGTGCATACTGCACGTGAGATGGTTCAATAGCGATGACGCGAGGAGTCTTCATCGTCTTCGGTACAAAGACAACCCTCACGGGCTGCTCTTCCGTCAAACTTTGAAGATGGACACCAGAAAGCGAATCGTGCCACCCATGATTAAGGATGGCATGGTCCTCTACTGGAAGAACGTCGTTAAGACGTTCCGACCACGTGGTAATAGCCTTACGGCCGTTAACACTTAGCCTTTCGGCAGTGGCTCCGGGTCCATGACGGCAAGTGAGAACATCACTAGAGACATCGTGGAAAATGTCTCCTCCAAAAAGGATGCCGCTTACTGAATCTAAGATCTCGTCCTTTGGTAAGACGAGTAGACTCAGCTCCTCCTCCGTGCGAATAAACTGACGTAGAGCCGCGCGCAAGCGACGGTCACTACAGGGTGCCTTTGGCTTTTTACACCAATAGCACACTTGACGGATGCCGAAGATGGCATCCTCATCAGCGTCAACACGGAGAATACCGTTATCATCGAAGACTTTCCTTACCAAACCCTGCAGAAACGCAGGGAGCGGTCCGCTCCTCCCACGGCTTTTAAACCCTGGGAACATGGAACGGAGAAGGAATCCCTGCTCCAAGCCGGCCTCGACGGCCGACCCGAAAGTAGGGAGGGTAATAGTTGCGAAACTATCACCTTCTTCGATCAGACGCCGCTGAAACATTTCGGCGTCTTTGCTCGACGAGAGATTGTGCTGTCCAAGAATTTCTTCAAGAACAACACTATGGAACGTATTCGGTCGTTTCATCAGCTTCCACCTTAACGGGAGGAGACTGAACCGTCCGAACATCACGGGTATTAACCGTGCTACTTTCACTGCGAATGACCTTTGTGGGGTCAGCCCTCGGCACATTGTCCGAAAGCCTGAGGATAAGCAGTGAAAGGAGTCCCAGCTGGCCAAAGACCAGCAACGAACCCAGGACCAAAAGCCCTGAGTTCGCGCCATTTCGAGCCAACATCACTGTTGACCCGAGGCTACCTCATCGACCTTGCTCTCGACAGATGCCACGAGGGCATTGAAGACGGTGCGCACGAAGGCGCCATCGTACGAGGTCGGATGATCAAAGGTGAACGTAGCATTCATATAAGGGCGGATGCCCTTTACGTCTGCCGAGCTCGCCGGACCCGTGTGGGTGCACCGGATCACATGCCGCCAGCGATCGCCCTTGGGCAAAGACTGGATGACATCGATCTGAATGCCAAACCCTTCGGCATCTACGCCGATATAACGGGTGGTATCCAATTTTCCCGAGTAAGCCGCCTGAAGAGCGACGCCCTGGAAAACAAATGGAATGGACATGTTCGAAAGTTCCTTTTATACGAGCAAGCCTGGCCGAGACATTCGGTCAGGGTGCTGGCGGGTTGGCCTTGGTACGCTTAACCAGCGGTCCTAAGGTACATTCAGCGAATACCTCTTTTGCCGAGAAGGCTCGAGAGGATCATCTGCTGATAGGGTGATAAGTCTCCGTCTTTAAGACGAAAACCAAACGGAGATGCTTCATCTCGCTCCTTGAGCGAAACGCCAGCATCGGTAACGGCAGAAACACGCTTGTAGGCGCGTCCGTCAAAGAGAAGGGCCGAAGCCCTCAACCGATGGAAAGTTTCTGAATGTCTCATCACGTAGGCGTAGTCGCTGATAAGGCGCTCCGCTACATTGGTATTTAAATTTGCCAAATTATCACCTACATTGGCAAACCAATCGATGAGCCACGACCAAGGCATGGCCTTATAAATGCGCAAGGGCGTTGGAGTTAAACCCAACAACCGACGGATCATGAGTCCTGTCCACCTGTTCTCGGTCATGTGACCTTGCTCAGGCAGCCAGTATCTGAACTGACCGCTAAACCATACCTTAACGCTGCTTTCTAATGACAGCGTCCAGGGGTTTGGCCCGCTTTGGGCCTGGGTTACCCCACCTCCTGGGTACAGTCGTTCTACGTACGCCGTTTCTCCGCTCTCGAGCTCTTTGGAGCTCTTCGATGAGAAGCGGTCGGCACGGAATGAACGCCGTACAGGTCTTCCGTTATCGCGAAGGAGCTGAGCAATCGTTGCAGCAAGTTGCCGTTGGGCATTGTATAGCCCAATGGTATCCGACAGCAATGGCAGCCAGCCAAAGTTCGTAGCGAGTTGGAAGTTCGCCACGTCCTTCAATTGCAAGTCAAGCGGGCGTCCTCTATTATCGAGGACCCTCCTTACGGAGGTATAGCCTTGTTTGACCATTGAAGGCAGATCCTTCAGCTCGAATATTGCATTCCCCAAGTCCATCAATGGTTTAGCTGGACTAGCCTGACGGTAAAGTTCGGGGCCAAAAGCTCCGACATCAGGCTGCGGTAACATGACCGCATGAGGGGGGGCGTGAGCGACCTGGCGTCCATCATAATAACGCGCATCCGGGAAACTGGCGGCGCGCAAAGTGATGGGGTCGCTCGGAGTGTACCTGACGAACCGTTTTTCGGAACGAAAGGGACCTCCGCCGGACCATTTATTCCCAGTCCTTCGATGATCGACTGAGATAAAGGGAGGAACGAATTCCTCGACGTTGAGAAGAATGTCGACTTTTGACGATCGACCCTTCTCTTCAGGCCAATTGGGATTCCAACGGCCCAACGTTTCCATGCAATAGACTCCTATGTTAGTGGACGGCACACTTTACCGACTCTCTCGAGCGCGGTCCCCCTGACGGGGG